CGATAGTAGCGTTAGGATTCGCCCAATCTCGCTCTAGTTCTTCAATATCACTAACACTACCTTGGGGAACTAATAGCTTCAAACCTGCTGAAGCTTGTGCGTGCGATGTAATGAGGGATACCGTCTTGTTGAGGAACCTTTGAAATGCTTTATTCTTTCTAACATCACTCATTGGATATGGAGTATTAGTCCAAATGTTAGGAACAGGAATAACTGGATAAATATCTGTATCACATATCATTTCATATAAAACTATTTGGCCAACAGTACATGTTAATTTTATTCTTGTTTGTGTTACTTCCACAAAATCAATTAATTTATTTTCTATTGCTACAGCAAAATCTCTATCTTCTGTCATTACAGCAAATTTTTCTTGAGTCATTATTCTTTCATCACCAGTTCTAGAATCAACAACTCTATAATATGGAACTCTTACCTTTTTGTAATGTTCAAGAAGTCTATACTTTTGAATATGATAGTCTTTATCTTTGACATTATCTGGCGTAAAGCTTTCCATAGTCGTTTTATTGGTTGCATCAGGATAATCCTCCTCTTTATCAAATGTTGATATTTCGTCTATTAATAATCTTTCTGAGTCTTCACTAACGGGTTGACTCATTTGTGGATATAAATCTATCAACTGTTGTCTAGTTAATATAGTTGACACTATAATACCTGAAGCGTCATCAAAATATTTATGTCTTGAATTAGGGTCAACATAAACTCTAAATGGGTCTACGTATGTAAACTTAACCTCTCCTCGTCCAAAATCAGCATCTCTATCTAAATATGCATAGAAGTAACCAAGACCAGTAATAGCATAATCATGAACTACCTGTTTGAATACCTCGTTCCCGTCAGACTTATCCCAAATGTATTCTAATATAGTTTTCCAAACACTAGCAAGCTTACTATCAGAGTCTTCTCTTCCAATTGCGCTAAATTTTGGCTGCTTAGATGTAACAATGGCTTTGAACTGCTCAATAGCAGCGTAAAGCCTATCCATAGGCATTGATGATTGGTTTCTTGAATCAAGCTCGTCAAGCTCTGCTTGTGTAAAATGATTACCTAAATAAAAGTCAATATCTTCTCTAGCGGCAGAATCCCAGTCTTTTCGGGCATCTTTCCACCTGTCAAACAGTTCTTTTATTTCTTTTACCCTAAAATCTTCTTGTATCATAGTGTA